TCGGCCTGCTGACCTGATAAGGGGCGCATCATGGCGATGCAATACGACGTTAAATCAGCGCACATGGCTGCGTCTGGTGTAGCGGTCACCTACCGTACGCGTCTCAAGGGTGCGATTGTTTCGGCCAATGCCAGTGCTGCCACGCGCAACACGGTGTACGCCAACAATCTGGCTCAGACCGGCACGTACGGTCGTTCGACCAATACAGTCACGGTGACCATCACTGCGCACGGACTCGCTACTGGCGACCGCGTGTGGCTGTCCTTCTCGGCAGGCACTGGCGGCACGGCAACGACCAACGTGTACTCTGTGACGGTATCCAACGCCAACACGTTCACGGTTACGGACACGGCTTCGGGCACCATCACTGGAAGCCCTGCGGTGACCATGTACGCCGATCTCTTGTTGGAGGCCGACTCGTACAACCCGACCGCGTTCAACGTGATCATTCCCGGTGAGGGCATCCTGGCTGAGAACGGTATCTACGTTGGCTTGGTCAGCAACGTCACCACGACGATCTTTTATGGCTAAGACCCCGGCATGGCAGCGCAAGGAAGGAAAGAACCCCAAGGGCGGCTTGAACGCCAAGGGGCGAGCCTCCTACAACGCCGCGAATCCAGGGAAACCTGGGTTGAAGGCACCTCAGCCGGAGGGCGGTCCACGCCGCGACTCTTTCTGCGCCCGTATGAAAGGGATGAAGAAAAAGTTGACGAGCGCAAAAACCGCAAACGATCCGAATTCGAGGATTAACAAATCCTTGAGGGCGTGGAACTGTTGAGATGCCAAGCGTTAGCGGTAAGCAGCACAGGTTCATGGCGGCGGTGGCGTCAAACCCCAAGTTCGCCAAGAAGGCAGGCGTTCCCCAATCCGTTGGGGCTGAGTTCTTGAAGGCGGACAAGGGCCGCAAGTTCAAAGAAGGTGGCGAGATGAAAGAGTCCAAGAAAATGGTGGGCAAAGAACTGGCTTTTTTGAAAGCTAAGAACGCGCCCAAGTCGATGATCAAACACGAGGAGTCCGAAATGAAGGGCATGAAGAAGATGGCTATGGGTGGCAGTGCCGGTACCGGCATCACCAAGGCCAAGATGGGCACTGTGAAGACCGCTGCTCCGAGCCGCGACGGTCTGGCCACCAAGGGCAAGACCAAGGGCACGATGGTCAAGATGGCCGCATCGAAGCCTCTGGGCATGAACCGCGGCGGAAAGACCTGCTGAGATGAAACGCCGCTATAACGCTGGCGGTGGCGTCTTCCGCGAAGGCACGGAAGTTCCTGCCAATACGGAAGACATGAAGTCTGCTCCGAAGCCGCTTACTCCAGCGCAGCGTCTTGGAAAGATGAACATCGACAGAACGGGCAAGCTGACTCCGGCAGAGCGTCGGAAGTTGGAGCGCGACATGAAGATGGCATCTGACCCAATCCCCAAGGCCAAAGGCGGTACGGCTTCGTCTCGTGCAGATGGCTGCGCCATGCGCGGCAAGACCCGTGGAAAGATGGTGTAGTCATGATGCCGAGCCGGGGGATGGGGGCAATCGCCCCCTCCAAGATGCCCAAGAAGAAGGTCATCCGACGCAAGGATGACCCAAACGACGTTGACATGTACGCCGAAGGCGGGACCACCAAGTCCAAGGTCAACGAGGCGGGCAACTACACCAAGCCCGGTATGCGCAAGTCGCTTTTTGAGAAGATCAAAGGGCAGGCTACGCAGGGCACGGCGGCAGGTCAGTGGAGCGCGAGAAAAGCACAGCTACTGGCCAAGCAGTACAAGAGTAAGGGTGGCGGTTACCGTGACTGAGCTTCTTTCTCCAAAGCATAAGCCAACTTGTTTTATCTACGACAACGGGCCGTGTGATTGTGGCGTCGAGCACTACATGACCGACGAAGAAATCAACAACGAGTTGTTTGATAAGGAGATGGCGGATGAAAAAGCCCCAACAGTCGCTGAAGGACTGGACCGCTCAGAAATGGAGGACCAAAAGTGGTAAACGATCTTCTGACACGGGTGAAAGGTATCTTCCAGAAGCTGCGATCAAAGCTCTTTCCCCCCAAGAGTACGCCGCCTCAACCCGAGCAAAACGAGCAGGCAAAGCCTCCGGCAAGCAGTTCGTAGCCCAACCCAAGGCCATCGCTAAGAAGACCGCGAGATTCAGATGACTACTTCTGGCGTATCTAGTTTTGACCTCGATCTCAATGAGATCGTCGAGGAGGCGTTTGAGCGTGCGGGTGGGGAACTCAGAACCGGATACGACCTGCGAACCGCTCGTCGTAGCCTTAACTTGCTGTTTGCTGATTGGGGTAATCGCGGCGTCAACATGTGGACGTTTGAGCAGCGCGTTATCACCTTGGCTACGGGACAACCGACATATGCGCTACCGGACGACACGGTAGACCTGTTGGATCACGTCATCCGCACCAACGCCAACGTCCCCACCAATCAAGCCGACCTGACCATCACCCGGATCAGCGTCAGCACCTACGCCACCATCCCCAACAAGTTGATCACAGGCCGACCGATTCAGGTGTATATCCAACGCCTAACGGCGCAAGAGAACCTGATGAGCATCACGGTGGCGGCTCCGGGATGCAACAGCACAGACACGTCGATCCCGGTATCGTCGGTCAACAACATCCCCAACGCAGGCTTCGTGCGTATTGGCACGGAACTGATCTTCTACAACGAGTATCAGGCTGCGGCCAACGGCAACCCTGCCTACCTTCTCAACTGCTGCCGTGGGCAGGACGGAACTACAGCGGCAAGCCACGCAGCCAGCGCACCTATTTATTTGTCTCAGAAGCAGTCCATCACGGTTTGGCCAACGCCTAACCCTGGCCAGACGTATCAGTTTGTGTACTGGCGCATGCGCCGCACGCAGGACGCTGGTGGCGGCATCAAGACGATGGACGTGCCGTTCCGTTTCCTGCCCTGCCTCGTGGCAGGCTTGGCGTACTACATCGCGCTGAAGATTCCTGACGGACTGCAGCGCCTGGACATCCTCAAGGCCCAGTACGATGAGGCGTGGCTGATCGCCGCAGGAGAGGATCAAGAGAAGGCAGCGGTGCGGTTCGTGCCACGGCAGATGTACATCGGGAGCGGCACCTAAATGGGCAACCGGTTTGCGTCAGGCAAGAATGCGATTGCGCAGTGTGACCGCTGCGACTTTCGGTTCAAGCTCAAACAACTGCGCAAGGAAGTCATCAAGACCAAGACCTATAACCTCTTGGTCTGCCCGGTCTGCTGGGACCCCGACCATCCGCAGTTGCAGTTGGGCATGTTCCCGGTGGACGACCCGCAAGGCTTGCGCAACCCACGTCCTGATCTGAGTTACGTGCAGTCGGGTAACACCGGACTTCAGATATTCGACACCACAGCAACCACGCAGGATGCGGTGGGTTTCCCAAGTGAAGGCAGTCGGGACTTCCAGTGGGGCTGGAATCCGGTTGGTGGTTCGCGTGGCCCCGATGCTGGGCTGACACCAAATTACTTGGTGTTGCAGGTTCAAATTGGTACAGTCACGGTTGTGACGGCATAGGAGCGAAAAATGGCAGGCGTTAAAGAAATGCTGAAGAAGCACATGGCCAAGGGCAAGGGTGCACACCCCGATCCCGCCGTAAAAGGAATGCGTGCTGGTGGCAAAACCAACAGCGACATGCTCAAGATGGGTCGCGGTCTGGCCAAAGTCGCCAACCAGATGAACCCTGGACGCAAGCAGAAAGGTGTTTGACATGGCAACCTACAAGACCCCCAAGCCGGTGGCTACACCGGTTGTTGGCGCTGACGACATCAAGCAGGCGCTGCGCATGGACGTGTCCGTGGCCAACATGCACTCCAACGAGTACAAGCCGACCAAGACTTCGGGTATCAAAATCCGTGGTACTGGCTGCGCCACCAAGGGCACGATGGCCAGGGGACCGATGGCGTGAACTACACGCAACTCAGCAACGCCATCCAGGCGTACACCGAAAACCCGAGCAGCGACTTCGTTGCTCAGATACCCGTTTTCGTTCAACAAGCTGAGCAGCGCATCTACAACACGGTTCAGTTCCCGTCCCTGCGCAAGAACGTCACTGGGTTTACGACGGCCAACAACAAGTACCTTCAGTGCCCATCAGACTTCCTGTCGGTGTACTCAATGGCGGCAATTGATGCCACTGGTTCGTACGAGTATTTGCTAGACAAGGACGTTAACTTTATCCGTCAAGCGTACCCGAACCCGAACACCGACAAGGCGATCCCCAGGTACTACGCTTTGTTTGGGCCACGTTCAGATAACGAAGATGAACTGACGTTCATTCTTGGCCCGACACCCGATGCGTCGTACGAGATCGAGCTTCACTATTTCTACTACCCTGAGTCAATCACGGTGGCGGCTAACGGGCGCACTTGGTTGGGTGATAACTTCGATACGGTGCTGCTGTACGGCTCATTGGTCGAGGCTTACACCTACATGAAGGGTGAGCAGGACATGCTTGCGCTGTACAACCAAAAGTACATGGAAGCCCTGCAACTGGCCAAGCGTCTGGGTGATGGTCTGGAGCGCAGTGATGCGTACCGTAGTGGCCAGTCGCGTCTGGCTCCGCTGCCACAGAATAATGGGGTCAAGTAATGCCCATCGAGCAGGGTGCGACCAATCAGTTCAAGGTGGGCTTGGCCTCGGGCCAGTTCAACTTCAGCACTGACACGTTCAAGATGGCGCTCTACACGGGTGGAGCAACCATTGGCTCAACCACAGCCGCATACACCACTACGAACGAAGTACCTGCTGGTGGCGGCTACACCGTAGGCGGGAATGTTTTGACCGTTAGCGTTGCGCCTACGACGGGGTCCAATCCTAACAACACGACGGCGTATCTGTCGTTTGCCAACGTTACGTGGAACCCAGCTTCGTTCACTTGCCGTGGTGCACTGATCTATAAAGTTGGTGGGGGCAACCCCACTGTTTGCGTCCTCGACTTCGGCGGTGATAAAACCGCTGTCACTTCTTTTCAGGTGCAGTTCCCAACTGCGGACAGCACCAACGCGATCATCCGCATTGCATAGGAGCATCAAATGAGCATCGAAAAGGCCAAGGCCGCAGATTTTGTTTCAAGCGGACTGATTGCCGGAACTCAGAGCCAAGAGCAAGCCCTTGCTGTGGGCCGCTACAAGCTGGAGTGCCGCGACAACGACGGCAACATCAAGTGGGTTGTTGAGG